TATCCGCCGGACCCGAAGGTCGTGGTCGATCCGGCGTCGATGCTCATGAACACGTACGTCATCGGCCCGAGAGTCTTGTACTTCCCGAGGAGGGTGCCGTTTCCGATGTTGGGTCCGGTCGCCGCCGATGACCACGTCGGGTTGAAGGACGTGAGTGGGCCTTCGAGGAGGTTTTGCAGGTAGTTGATGCCGTCGGCCCATGAGTCGCCGAGCGCCGCGGAGGTTTGCGTGCTCGCTGTCGGGCTGCCTACCGGGAACGTCATCTAGGGCCCCCATACTGTTCCGTCGTCCCAGAACGACACGTCCCACACGGCGATCGTCGTGGCCTGCCGGGCGGACAGGGCTTGGGTGTAGCCGTCGGTAGGGCTGTGCTCGTCATCGCAGCCGGTGATCCACACGTGGACGTCGGCGGCGATCCCGTCGGGGTCCACGAGCCGCGCCCGGTCACCGAGCTGACGCCGGGGATCACCCAGCACGCGGATGCCGGTGTAGGTGATGTGCGGTCGCGCGAGCCTGCTCAGGAGCGCCTGGGCGACACCGCGGCAGAACGACAGGTCCTGGCGCCACTGGTTGTCCGGGACGTCGAGCGGCTGCGCCCCGAACGCGGCGATCGACGGAGCGTCCTCTTCGTACGCGGCGGTCGCGGTGCGGGTGCTGACGATGACCTGCCGGCCGGCGAGGACCAGCGCCGGGTTACCGGACGTGTCGACCAGGTACAGGGGTGCGACGTACCGGTTGGAGACGGTCAGCTTCGCGGTCCCGGCGGTCCACGAGTTGACCTGGACGGTGATGTAGCCGGACCGGTCCAGGCCCGATCCGTCAGGTTTGGTGTTCGCGCGGACCCGGGAGAAGCCGGGAACGTTTCCCATGCCCGACTTCACCGACGTGTCGAGGTCGACGAGCGGATCGTCGAAGGTGACGTTGAAGCTGCGGACCGACCGGCCGGGGAAGCTGAGCGCGTCGGCAGCCCACACGTCCTGCACGCCGGTGACGGTGAGCGCGTTGACGGGGATGCTGATCTGGTTGCGGACCTGGTCGATGTTGTCGCTGTACGCGAGCTCCAGCAGGTCCCGGTCGGCGTGGATGGTGTGGGACACGGTCTGCTGCGCGGTGCGGGTCCAGTACTCGCTGGTGCGGTAGTACGCCACCCCGGTTTCGGTGAACCCGATCCACGCGAACTCGGCCTGCGCCAACTCCCGCAGCAGCTCGTGGGAGTCCCGCTTGTCGCTGGGCAGGGCAGCCACCAGATCGTTTGTGGATGGCCCGAGTTCCGCGCCCGCCGTCCACCCGTAGGTCGTCAGGGGGGAGACGTCGGTGACGGTGTTGCCGCGGGTGACGAGGAACCCTTCGACGGTGCCCATGGCGGTCATCTGCGCCCGGTCCGCGGCGGCAATGTCGACGATGTTCCCGGCGTCGGCCACATCGAAGGTGGTCGTGGTGGCGTTCTGCCGGATCTCGATGCGCCGCCCGGAGGCACGCTGCCGCAAGCTCACCGACAGGTAAGTGGTGGCGGTCAGCGGCGTGGTGACGGTGGTGGCCCCGGAGGTGCCGCGGTCGTAGGTGAGCTGCAAGGTTTGCACACCGGCGCTGTCGATGAGCTGCAACGTCACGATCGACCCGGCGTCCGAGCTGTACAGGACGGCGAGGTCGCGGATCGGCGCCCCCACCACGGCGGGGTCGATGCGGCCCCACCACTCCAGGAGGACGTAGTCGTTGAGAACGTTCGGCAGCGCCACGGGGGTGCTCAGCCGGTACCCGGCCCACGTGTAGAAGTCCGGGTGCCCGGCCGTCACGGTGGGGCCGGCAAGGGCGTACCCGAACTGGCCCTGCGCGAAGCGGCACGGCTCGTCGAACGTGCCGGCCCCGGAGTTGTACCAACCCGCCCATTGCAGTGTTCCCACGTCGGGGGTCGCGGAGCCGTGCATCGTCGCGGACAGGACGGTGCCGGTGCGCGCGGGGGATGCGTAGAACGCGTTGGCGCGGAGCACGTAGTCGACGAGCCACTGCGCGTTCAGGCCGGGCTTCACGTTCGACCCCGAGCCGACGTCGGCGGTGACCGCGGGGACGGCCACCTTGGTGCGCAGCCGTTCCCGATTGTCGAGCGCAGTCAACGTCGCGGTGCGGTTCGTCGACGACACGGGCAGCGACCGGGACAGGCCCGTGAAGCGGCGCACGTACGCGGTCACACCCGGCGACGTGTCGAACCCGATGTCGACCGTGACCGGCCGCGACAGCCGCTCCTTCCCAGCGAGGGGAGACGCGCCGTTGAGGCGGGAGAAGTACCAGGCGGCGTGCTTCGCGTTGTCCGTCGAGTCCCCGACCGCGAGTTCCACCGTCGCCTCGGCGACCGACGAGCCCTCCACCTGCGTGACCTCGTCCGGGAGGTCCCCGCTGATCTGCCGGGACACCTTCACCGACCCGACCTGCGCGGACACGTCGTCCACGCCGGCGACACCGTTGTTGTCCCAGTCGACCGTGACCTTCGCCCGCGGCGCCCGCTCCGCGTTCGCGGCGGCAGCCGCGACACCACCCGGGTCGGTGATCACACCTGCCTCAGCACCAGGACACCCGCGTGCCAGCCGGGGCTGAGCGCGTACGGGGTGGTGTCACTCAGCGACGCCACGTTCACCAGCACAAACCCGGCGTAGGCAGGCTCGCGGTACTCGAACGGGCCCAGACCCATCGACCCGTCGTAGTACTGCTCCACCAGCCGCCACTGCGCATCGGTGAGCTTGTTCCACGGCAACGAGTAGGTCCGCTTCCGGCCCGCCACGTCCTGCGTCCGCGCGGCCCGCAGACTACTGTGCTCCGAGCCGACGATCTCCAAGTTCCGGGAGTAGTCACGGCCAGGCGCAGGGAGCACCGTGGCGGGCATACCGCGGCGGGCAAGAGACCACGTCGAAGCCACCGCTCACCCCCAGGTCGGTTTTGGTGGATGTCCCTGCGGACTGAGGCGCGGTGCGCGTACGGTGCTCCGCATGAAGGGCATCGGAGCGATCCTGACCGTGGTCGGCCTGCTACTTGCCGGCGTTCAGCTGGCCGCGTTGGCGACCGGGACGCTGATCTCGGCAGGACACCTGGTGGTCGGCGTGGTCCTGGTGCTGGCCGGCGCGTTTGTGCTGCGTTCCGCGGCCAGGGGCTAGTCAGCCCTGCCTGTCGATGTCCCGTTGGCCTTCGGCGACCGCGTGCGCGAGTGTTTTGTTCGTGGTCCTCAGCTCAGCCCGCACCTGAATCGGCCGGTCGGCGACCGCCCGGAGCAGCGCACGGTCGGCGGGGTGAAGCTCGGCCACCACGCTCCCACCGCCAGCCGACGTGGCCACCCGGGACGCGGTCATGCCTCCGGCGGCCCACGCGACGGTGCCGCCGAACATGCCCACCACGTCTTCGGCGATGGACTTCGACCGGCTGCGCTTCGACGTGGCGAGGGGGATGAACGCCTCACCCGCGGTTTCGGGCTCGTTCCACTGGTACAGCGTCCCCATGCTCGGGGTGGCGACCATGGCCTGCTGCGGCAGGTAACCGTCGGCGGCGCTGCGGACGTGGATGCCGCCGTCCGCGTTCGGGATCGTCTTCCCCGCGCGAGGTCCGGAAGTGAGCCGCGTCGTGTTCATCACGATGTCGATACGCCGCGACCGCAACGCCTCGATCTGCCTGCGCAGGGCGATGACCTGCGCCGTCTGCTGGACAAGCGGGCCCTGGACTGCGACCCGAATCTCTTTGCCCTTCAGGCGGCGGATCTCGGCGTTCAACTGCGACACGCTCATGCCGGCGATACCGGTGGTCCTGGCGACCTTCGCCGCCGCAGCTGCCGCCTCGCCGGCCGGTGAGGGCAGCAGCCCATACGCCGTCGCCAGCATGTTCGCCGCATGCCGCGACATCCCGGCGGCCATGGCCGCCTGCACCATCTGCGACCGCATCCCCGCCAACGCCGCATCCGCGTCCGCGATGCCCTCCGGACCCATCGCCGACATCTGCGACGTCAGATCACGGGCCTTCCCCGACATGGCGATGAACGCCTCGGCGAGCTTCTGCCCCTTCTCGCTGGTCAGGTCGAAGTCGGTCCGCTGCCCGTTCAGGGCGCCCCGGTTCTCCGTCACTGCGGCAGTCAGTTCCTTCAACGACCGCTGGTAGGCGATCGTCGCCTGGTCAACCGACGCGACACCGGTAATGCCCTCCAACGCGCCCTGGTACTCCTTCAACTGCGCGGTCGCATCTTCCGCCGTCTTCGCGACCGAGCCGGTCACCTCGGCAACCCGCTGCGCCGAATCCGCGGCGGGACCACCCGCGCCGGCCGCTGCGTCGAGCGCGGCCTTGTACTTCGGCAGCATGTCTGTGGTGATCCCGGTCTGCCGGGCGATCTCCGCGAACGCCGTCCCGGCATTCGTCGAGTTCCCCGAGTCCATCATCGCGGACAGAGACGCGTCGAGGTTGTCGAGGTTCCGCTGAGCCTCCGACACCGAGAAGGAGAAGTTGGACAGATGGAAGATGTCCTCCAATGCCGTCGCGTTCTTCATCCCACTGGCGCCGCCGTTGCCGGTGAAGAAGTTCGCCGACCGCTTCAGCCCATCGAGATCCCGCCCGAAGTTCCGTACCAGCTCACCGTTGGACTTCCCCGACATGGCGAGGTTGTCGAGCGCATCCGCGAGCTTCTCCACACTGACCGCGGTGTCGTTGACCGCACCGGCGACCGCGCCGACGATCTGCATCCCGACGAACGCGGCGCCGAGACCACCGGCCAGTCTCCCCGCGCGGCCGAGCCCGTTCGCCGCCATGTTCCCCGCGCCGCCCATGCCGCGGAGCGCGGCCATCGACGCGGCCATCCTCGGCGCGAGTGTCCCGTACGCACCACCCAGCGCGAGCACTGCACCAGTCAGAGCAACCGTTATGGTCACCGTGGTCTGGATCGGCCCAGGCAGGCCAGCAAACCCGTTCAGCGTGCTCGTCGTCTCCTTCGCCAGGGCCCGCAGCACTCCCGTCGCGCCGGACCCGGCGCCGATCATCGCCGTCTCAAACGAGCCCTTCAACGTCTCCAGGTCACCGGCGAGGTTGTCCATCTTCTTCGCAGCCATGTCGGCCGCGAACCCGGCGTCGTTGACCTTCGCGATCCACTCGTCCGCGCCGGCCGCGCCTGCCTTCATGGCGATCGCGGCGACACGGTACGCGTCCGCGCCGAAGATGGTCTTCAGCGCCGCACCCTGCTGCTCCTGCGAAAGCCCACCGAGCTTCGACTGCAAGATGCCGGCGATCTGCGAGAACGACTTCATCGACCCGTTGGTGTCGAAGAACGAGATGCCCAGGTCCTGCATCAGCCCGGCGGCCTTGTCGGTGGGGGCGACCATCATCAGCATCGCCTGCTTCCACGACGTGCCCGCATCCGACCCGGTGATCCCGGCGTTCGCGAACATCGCCAGCGCGCCCGCGGTCTCCTCAATGGAGAACCCGAGCTGCGCCGCGATTGCCGACGACTGCCTGAACCCCGCGGCCATGTCCGAGACCTCGCCCTGCGCCTTGCCCGCCGCCGCGGCGAGAACGTCCGCGACGTGCGTGACGTCGGAGCCCTTCAACCCGAAGGTGACCATCGCCGACGCCGCGACCTCAGCCGAGTCCGCGACAGACAGGTTCCCCGACGCGGCCAGATCCAAGGCGCCCTTGAGCGCGCCGCCCAGGATGTCCTTCGTGGAGACACCCGCCTTCGCCAGCGCCTCCTGGCCTTGCGCGGCCTCGGTCGCGGAGAACTTCGTCGCCGCACCCATCTCCAACGCGGACCGCTTCAACGCGTCGAGGTCCTTACCCGTCGCCCCGGTCGCAGCCGACACCGCAGACATCTGCTTCTCGAACGCCATCGCGGCCTTGACCGCGTACCCGGCCATACCCAGCAGAGCGACACCGGCGATGCCCACACCGGTAGAAATCTCGGACATGCCCTTCTTGCCCTGCCGGGCCGCGCCGTCCATCTCCTTACCTAGATGCTTCACGGAAGCCCCAGCGGCGCGCGTAGCGGCCATGAACTCGGCGTTGAGGAGCCTCAGGCGAACGGCGACAGTTCTATCCATCCCCATCGCCGATCACCTCGTCCCGCCTCGTGAGAATCTTCAGACCATCGGTCGGTTCGTTGCCGGGGTCCTCGCGGGTGGAGACACGCCGCGACGCCCTGTCGAACGCGGCGCAGCCACCGCACCAGTACAGATCGGAGTCGAACGCGTCCCGGTTGTGGATGAGATCTTTCGGGTCCCACGCTTCGTCGATCGGGTGCCCGCATCCCTTGCACAGCGCGTCCTCGTACGCCTGCAACCCGAGGAGCAGCGCGAGGTCGTCTTCGGTCCACTCCGGTTCGCCGCGTTCCACGACGCGCCCGCGGATCACCGACAGCGGCCGGCCGACGGACCGGGCGGCGCGGACCTGTTCCCTCAGCCGTCTCGACTGGGCCAGACGGTCTCGGCTTTTGGGATGTCCACCGCCGCCTTGTTGACCGTCTGCGCGGCCCGCCGCAGCGGCATCGTCTGCCCGTCGGTCCACTCGTTCCAGATGCCGGTCCAGTCGTCGAGGGTCATCCCCTCGGGCTCGACGCATGCGGCGTGGAGGAGGGCCGGGATGTAGGTGTCGGGGTTGACGAGGAGCTCGGTGATCTCCTTCTTCTGATCGTTCGTCGGCGGGTGCGCGTCGATCAGCTCCTGCTCACGCAGCCGGCCGAGGCCCTGGAACACGAACGTGACGTTCGAGTCCAGCATCTCCTCGCGGAGAGCGAGCAGCTTGTCCGCCAGCAGCGGGGCCTTCGGCTCGTCGGCCGCGGTGCCGCCGTCGCGGCGGTCATCGGCCTTCGCCTGCTCGTACTCGGCGAGGAGCGTGTCGTACTCCGCCGCCAGATCGGCGCGGGCACAGACGGTGGCCTGAGCCTTCGGCGTCTTGAACGTGCCCTTGACGTCGGCCCATGCCCGCTTCCTGCCTTCGCCCATCAGGCGACCGTGGCGTTCATGTTCGGCTCACCGGTGACGGCGAACGTGGCGGTGAACGTCTGCATGCCGTCGCCGATGTCGTCCGGCGGCCGGGAGTTCACGTTGACCGGGGCGACCTCGACCTTGTTGCCGGCGGCCCACGCCGTGCTGGATCCGCCGACGCGGCGGATCACCAGGAACCCGGCGGTGCCATCCGGAAGCGCGGTGGACGGCGGGACGAGAGCATTCCACGCGGTGTCCGCGGTGGAGTCCCGGTACCCCTGGTACGACCAGGCGTCCCCGCCGAACGTGCCGACACCGGTCTTGTTGAACCGGGACGCTGCGTCCGCGGCGTCGACCGTGTTGCCGCTCATCGGCGTCTTGAGACCGTCGCGCCGCATCTGCGGCGTCAGGTCCACAGCGGCGTTCAGTTCGGCGACGGTGGGCGTGGCCTGGGCGGCGAGGGATGCGGCGAATACGACGCGGATCTGTCCGGTCGGCTGGTAGCGGGCCATGGTCAGCTCTCCTCAGCGGGCTTGTCGGTGTCCTGCCCGGCGATCTGCTCGAGCTGGTTTGTGAGGGTGGCGCGGTCGCGGCCGGTCTTCTCGGCGCGGAGCGCGGCGCGCGCCTTGGCGGGGTCGTCGCCGACCGCCTTGACGGCCTCGGGGACGGTCATGTCCTCGACGGCCGGGGCGTCTCCGGAGAACTCCACCCAGTCGCGGTGCCGCCACACGTCGCGGAACGCGGACTCAGGGACCTCGACCGGGGGACTGGCGGGCAGGTTGGGGTGCGACATCAGCATGGGGAGACTCCTCAGACCCGGAAGAAGCCGTGCGTCACGGTGGCGACGGACGAGTAGTTGACGGTGATCAGGTTCGTTGCGGGGTCGGCGAACGCCTGCGTGAGCGGGCCGATCTTCGCCTCGGCGTTCGCCGCGATGACCCGGACGAGGTCCGCCTCGGGCTGCCCGGCTGGGCCGCTTCCAGGGGTGACGACGGTGACCGTCGTCCCGGTCGCACCGGTGCGGACTTCCAGGTGCAGCCGGTCATCCGGGGCAACAGTGTCCGACGTGGTGGGTGCGATCAGCGCGGGGGTGAGTCCCGCCGCGCTGATCTGCTGGTAGGTGCGCAGTGTCATGAGTTCTCCTCAGGCGGGGTTCGGGCATGGTGAAGACCCGCGCGAGGCGGGGAGACGAGACGGGGGTTGGTCAGGCGGGGGTGAGGTAGTACCGGTACACGTCGTCGGCGTAGAACAGCGGCGGATTCGTGGAGTCGTCACGGAGCACACCGCGGCCCAGCTCATGCGACGGAGCGCCGCTGTACCTCTGACCAGTCGGAGCCGCCAAGGCGCCGAGCATCACCGCGCGGGCCTCCACGCCGACGTTCTCCGCCGCGCCGCGGGTCTTCCCCACGGCCTTGATCTGGATCGCGGACTCGCCGTCCGCGTTCCGGTCAGTGACCGGCCCGTCGTAGGTCGCGGTCCACGGGTACACGACCACGTACGGCGGGGCCAGGTCGACAGCGCCGTCCTTCGCGATGCCGTCGCCGGTAGCGATCCCCGCCCCCTTCAACGCCGCGACCACCACATCGGTCAGCGTCACCGCAGCGACTGCTCAGCCGCGATCGCGATGCCCCGCTCGAAGTCCGCGAGGTGCGGATCCAGCGCCGCCAGAATGTGCGGATGGGGGCCCGATTTCGCCCCGCCGAACTCCAGCAGCCCGGCGAGCTCGCCCTGCCCCTCGTCACGCGGCCCGATCTCCGCCTCGCCACCGGAGAACGAGTTCTTGATGTCGTAGCTGATGGTGGAGGCATACCCGGGAAGGTGGGGGCCGGCGGGCGCCAGTTCCCGCTGCGTGTCCTTCACTTTCCGTGCGGTGACCTCCATGGCCTGCCGCGCCTTGATGAGGGAGATGCCGGGCGCCTTGGCGAGGTCCGCGACGAGCTCGTTGAGCCCTGTGGTGTCGACCTGGAAGTCCATCAGCGCGATTCCTCTCCGCAGCTCAGGCGCCGGGCGCTGACGTGCGTCCCCGACTCCACGCCCTCCACCCGCAGCGTCTTCCCCGTGAGATTCGCGTCCTGCGAGACGATGTCCACCACCACCTGCCCCAACTCCAGGCCGGTCACACTGAACGGCACCGACACCAAGTACGGGAACACGGCCAACTGTGAACCAGCCGACTCCCGCGCCTGAGCGCGCGTGCCAGCCGTCGGGCGGATACGACACGGCCCGGGTTCACCCGCCACAGCACCCTCGTAGATGACCGTCTCCGCGGTCGTCTCCGTCTGCGTAACCGGATCCCACACGGGGGCGCCGCGTTCCACGATGCGACACAGGTCCGTCATCATCGACTCGGCACGCTCACGGCCCCGTACCGCGGCCACGTCGATCAGTACCACGAGCGGTCCCGCTGCCTCGGCGGCGTGTACGACGGCCGGATCGTGAACGCCCCCGTTGTTGCACCTGCCGGCGCGAGGAGGTCCATGTCGTCGCCGTCGAGGACGAGGCGGGCGACGACCTCCGTGTACCGCTCCGTGTAGTCGTCCACGGTCCACGACTGCATCCCGGGCGGCGGGGCCTGCATCAGCCGCCGCACCATCCGGGCCACCACGGACGCGACGAGGTCAGCGGACAGGGTGCCGCCGGCGATCCGGGCGTCCACGCTGGGGACGCGTTGCCGGATGATCAGCGACGCCTCGTCGATCAGCGCCGACGCCACATCTTCCTCGGCGGCGGTCAGCGCCCGCCACGTGGCCTCCACGTCCTCCGGTGTCGCCAGCGGCGGAACCGTGGACAGGGCACGGACGCGCACCCACCTGGTTTGCACCGCGGTAACGACCCCGGCCGCGCGGAACACGACCCGCCACATCCCGGCCTCGTCGGGGACGAACGTGAACGGGTACAGCCCCGAGCTCGCGGGGTACTCCGCCACCGCGACGGGCCCAGCTGCCACTTCGTTGGGGCTCAGGGTCTCCGCAGTCACAGTGGCGCCGGTAGCCGTCTCGAACGTCAGCGTGACCGCAGAGAAATCGGAACCACCGGGCAGCGGCGGGATGAATGGCACGGCGCCCTCCCTAACTCACGTAGGCGTACGGGAGGGCCTTCAGGGTCGTGCTGAGCGCCCCCGCGGTGAACGGCAGCCCCGGCGGCCCGGTGAGGGCAGCCGTACTGTTCCCCGACAGGACCGGAGCCTCACCCTGAACGTTGCCGTTGTACGGCGCCAGGCCGTTGAGCGACATCATCGTGGTCGCGGCCACACAGATCCCCAGGTAGTACATGCCAGTCGCCGGCACGGTGTACGAGGCCGTGAGGGCGAGAGTCTTCTTGGCGAATCCGGCCCACGCGGCTGTCGTGGCATCGGCTGTGAGGGCGACCGCGTTGCGGCTGGAGTCGAACAGTCCGAACCACTGGTTCGTCGGCGTGGCTACCGCGGTGCCCCCGGCGTAGAAGGTGACCGAGGTGATCACCTGGCCGGCGGTCAGCAGGACCGGTGTGAGGAACAGGGTGCCGGAGGTGAACCCGGGAAGGTTGGTGATCACCAGCCCCCGGGGGATGGTCTCGGCGAGGGCCGCAGTGGTCGGCACCTGTAGGGCGCCCAGGTTCAGCACCGATCCGCCGCCGCCACCGGTGACGGTGACAACCGTCTCGCCTGCCGTGTCCGCGACGGCCACTCCGGACCCTGCGAACTTCAGCACGGTCCGCTGCGTCACCGCGGCCCCGGCGAGGTCCTTCACCGTGGTGTACCCGGCACCGGCCGCACCAGCTGCGCCAGCCGTTCCCTGGATGCCCTGCGGGCCCTGCGCGCCGACCTGCGGGTTACCCGGGGCGGTGAACAGCCCCGTGTTCACGGTGGCGGCCATCGCTGCGTGCGCGGTCGCGTTCGGGTGCGTGCCATCGGTCGTGTACCCGGGCTTCCACGCCCACGTCACGGTCGCATCCGTCACCGCGGCGGCCACGTCGAGGTACCCGGTCAGCGGTGCGGGGGTGGTGCGGATCCAGTCGTTGAGTTGCGACCAGATCGACGCCGCCCCGAACCCGGCACGGGCCGTCTGGTTCGCGCTCGTGGCGTAGGCGTCGGTCGTGTCGGTCTGCGGCGTGATCGTCGCCTGGTACACCCTGGCGCCGCGGGCCGCGGCCGAGTCCCAGATTGCCTGGAGCCGGGCCTTCATCGTCGCGAGGTCGGCGACGGTGCCGAGGTCGTTCGTCCCGTACTCCACGATCACGTGCGTGGCGCCGCCGAGCATGAGCCGCCGGATACGCGACCCGGCACCGGTGAAGAACTGCGCCTTGTCACCGCCCCGGGCGATGCGCATGTGGGAGAACTGGCCGCCGCCGAATGCGCGGATACCCCAGCCGCCGGGCTCGTTGCCGTATTGGGTCGAGTCGTTCGACCCGGCCATGATGGAGTCCCCGACGAGCGCGATCGACGGGACCGACCCGGCGCCGTTCTTCGGCACGCCGACCACGGCCATCGGGCCGTACACCGTCATCGCGCCGGCCGACGCGACCGAAGTCGGGCCGGTGAGCGTGTAGTCGACAGGGGCGGCACCGGTCAATGCCGTGGCGGTGTAGTCAGTGGCCGCCGCCGCTGACTGCCCGACCGGGTACTGGCCCGTGTTCGCGGTGCCATTGTTCGGCTGCACCAGCGTGTTCGTGTACAGCACCGCGCCCTTGACGATGTCGACGCCGATCGGCTCGGACACCACTACCTGCCCGGGGCGGATCGTCACATCACGCGACGCCGACTCGCCGGGGAAATGGACCGGGAAGAACTGCACCTGATCCCAGTAGACGGTGCCGCCGACCTGCGGTGTCTGATTCGAGAACGACGACTTCGCGACGTACGAGTTGCCGCTGTACGTCACCTTGTCACCCACGACGTACGCCGTGGACGCGGAGTAGGCCGTCGAGCCCGTGGTGAGCCGGGGCACCCCTGACGGGTACTCGACCGACGCCCTGACGAGGATGTCGTTCGGACCGGCGACCTCGCCGGGGATTGACTGCTGGGTGTAGTGGTTGCCGAACACAAGCCGCAGCTCGAACGCGTCCGCGCCGACCACATGCTTGATCGACGCGAACCGGCCGCCATCGTTCGGCAGCCCCGCCGAGCCGCTGCCCGGGTTCGGGTACACGGTGGTGTTCGACGCCACCGGCACCGTCTGCGTGCCGAACAGTCCGCGGACCGCCGGGACACCCGTAGCTCCAGCCGCGCCCGCAGCTCCATTCGCGCCCGGCGTGCCCGACCCGTAGTCCGCCGGGTCGGCCGGCACGAGGATCGTGAACGTGCCGCCGTTCGCGGTGCAGTCGTACAGGCCCGGGTCGGCGTACACCGCCAGGTTCCCGTTCCCGTCCGTCGTCGTCGGGTTCGGCGCCGTAGCCGTCTTCGTGCGGTCCGTGTACAGGACCGCCAGCGTGGCCGTGCCGTGAACCTTCACTGTCACCGGGACGTTCGCCGCCGCGGCCCCATTCGTGGTCTCGATGCCATCGAGGTAGAAGCCAGCGTGAGCGAACGGCACAGCGGCCTCCTCTTGTAGTCAGACGGTCGTCAGGTCAGCGAACGGAGCCGTGGACACTTCCCGGTGACACAGCAACCCCGATCCGGGACGTACGCGTCGACTGTCCGACGGCCGCAGGCGGTGACGTGTCGTGGATCGAAGCCGGCGTGTCCGTCCGCCGGATGACTGTCGGCCCGGACACCGAAACCCCCGGCACCGAACCAGCCGTCGCTGACACGGCCACCAGGGCAGGCACCCCGACCAGGCCTGCGCCCGCGGTGACAGTGCCGCCGGTGGCGGACACCGCCGCGAGGGCAGTGACACCGGCAGCTGTCAGGCTGACCGTGACCGCACCAGGAGCCGCAGACACTGACACTGCCGCAGGGACACCGACAGCCGACATGGCTGCCGACACCTGCCCGGGCAGGCCGACCGCCGTGACTGTCACTGTCACACCGACCGGCTGAGCGGACGCCGCCGTCACGCCAGGAGCCGCAGCGGCCGACATGGCAGCGATGACACCTGACACCGTGACGGAGCCACCCGCGACAGGCGAACCGGCAGGCGCCGCCACGGCGACGGACGCCGCGACACCTGCCACGATCGAACCGGCCGTGCCTGCACCCGCTAGCGCCGCCGCGGTGCCCGTGGCCGTGGCGCCGGGGAGTTCAGATGAGGAGGACACCGACCCGGCGGTCGCGGTGGTGGTGGAAGTGGCAGTGACGCCAGTGACGGCCGCCGAAGTGCTGCCGGTGGGGGCCGGGTAGACGGCACTGTCGAGGGCAACATCGTCGAACCAGACCGTCCAAGTCGCCGCCGTCTGCGACCCCAGCCGGTAAGTGTCGAACGTCGCGTTCGTGAACACCGCCGCGGCCCCGACCGTGGTCGTCGGCGTCGAGCCATGCAAGTCCGCACCCCAGTAGGCGCGCAACTCCTGCGTCCCAGCCCCGCCATCGACCTTCCACTCGACCCGAACCCACTCGCCCAGCGGCAGCGCAGCAGTCGCGACACCCGTAACCGTGGTCACGTTCCGCACGTTCAGCGTCCGGTCCGCGTTCATGCGAATCTCGGCGCGGCTGGTAGTACCAGACAGCAGCCGGGCAATCAACGTAGCGGCCGACGTAGCAGCATCCATCCACAGGTAGAACCGCTGGTACTGCACGTTCGCCGCGGTGAACGTCTTCTGCGAGTACGCGGTGTTCGCCGCCAGGGCGACGTTCACGGAGAACGTGCCGGTGACAGCGTGCGTGCTGTCGAACGTCTGCTGCGCCGCCGCGGAGAACGACGACCAGCCGGTGTTCGACGTGGTGACAGTGGCGCCCTGCGTGCCACCCTCGTACGCCTCAGAGAAGACGACGGCCACCAGTCAGGCCAGGTGCTCGGCGTACGCGGCGACACTCGCCGACGAAGAGTCCACCAGACAGTTCGACGTGCTCTTCGCCTTGTTGTTGTGGAACCAGCACGCGAACTCGGCGCCCACATCACGAAGCCAACCGGTGCCCGAGCGGACAAACCCTGCCCGGTCGGTGCCGGGCAGGTCGTAGCAACCCCACTCGGCGATCCCGAACGGCTTGCCGTGGTCGACCGCGAACGCGTGCGCCGCCACCGCACCCACAGCGGACTCGGTGAACAGCGCCGGCCGGGTCGTGGTGAAGCTGTACGGATCCGGGCACACCACGTCCACTGCGGCGTCGCCGGGCCACCAGTCGAGCGGGTTCCGCCCCGACGCCGCAGTGAACGTGTACCCCATCAGGCAGTGCCCCACCCGAACGGCCGGCGGGGCGTACTCGTGGACGACCGTCGCGAACCGGGCCGCGGCCTTCCTGTACAGGGCGGGGTCGTTGGCCTTCGACGGATTCTCCGGCTCGTGCTGCCAGATCAACGTCACCGGCCAGCCCGCCGGGATCGACTGCACGAACCCGGCCACCAGCGCATCATCGGCACCGGACGCCATGCGGGCGATGTCGGACTTCACCGACGCCACCGACGCCACGCAGCCCAACGCCTCGTCCTTCGCCGACGTGTGCCCCGACCACAGGGTCGGGAACCCGGTGTTGAACCCGCGGCGCACCTGCAACCGGCCACCGAACATGGCCTGCATGCGGGTGAACTCTCCGTCGGCCGTCACCCCGGTCAGGTCCGGGCGCTCCGCCGACATTCCGGCCAGCATGACCGGGGGCGGTTCGGGCGTGTAGTCGACCGTGACGGTCAGGGTGGTGCGGCCGTTGACCGGGTCCTGCGACGCCCCGTCGAGGGTCGCGGCGAACGTCACGCCGCTGCCACAGTCAGGAACCCGCCCACCGGGATCTGGTACGTGAACGTGCCGCTCGTGCTGGACACGTCCGCGCCGAAGTCCACATACGCCAGCAGCGGCGACGTCCCCGCCGTGCCGGTGTCCACGTAGAACACCAGGTAACGGGCCGTGATCGTCGAGCCGGTCCACGACGGATCGTCCGCGTCCAGGGCGAGCGTGTTCGTGCCCGCCGTGTACGTGACCGTCTTCGTGGTCAGCGCCACCCCACCCGCCGTGTACCCGGCCCCGACGACCTCGTTCGTCACCGACGACTTGTACCGGTGAGTGTCCTGAGCAGGCACGTACGACGACGTGCACAGCATCGCCCTCACCGTCGCCGTGTCGAAGTCGATCTCCGCATTGAACAGCGACGTCAGCGCCAGGCCATAGACGAAACTCGTTACGGCCATCAGGCCCTCCGGTCAGTCGAGAGTGGTGGTGGCGCCCTACCGCCCGGCGGGAACAGGTCCCGTCCCGCCGGGCGGCAGATCAGGCGGCGTTGTGCGCGTCGACCGCCGCGACGATGTCGTCCCGCGACGCATCCTCCGGAACCTCGACACCCAGCGACGCGGCGTACTTCTGCCACGCCTCCGTGCTCGAGCCCTTGCCTGACCGCGGCGGTTCCCCGCCACTGTCCGGCTCGTCCGCGCTCACCGGCGCATCGCCATCCCACACGATGTCCGGGTTCGTCCACTTCGACGCCACCGCATCCGGCACATCCATGCCAGGGTCGTACCGCACCCCGTCACCCCAGATGGACCACTCACCACCGAGCTTCGCCATGACAGCCACCTCCTACTTGACGTCCGCGACCATGAGGGCGCGGGGGTTGGAGATGACCGGCATCCCGACAGCGTCCACGTACGTGAACTCCCGGTACGGCGGACCCATCTTCTCGACCACACCAACGATCCCGTTCGCATCCTGGAACGACATGTCCGACGCGTTGGAGTTCACGAGCTCCAGCGCCGTCGCCGAAACACCCCACGCCGTGTACCCCAGGTCACCCGGGTTCGACGGCACCAGCAGCACCTTGTCGTCCGCGATGATCCGCGTCGTCACACCATCCAGGTCCACGTTCGCGTCGTACGTGCGGATCGGCGGAATGTTCTCCGACGACAGCAGATCGTCGATCTCCGCACGCGTCACCCGGGTACGACCCGCTGCCGCGCCGGACACCGCGTTGATGATCTCCGTGTTCCGCTGCAGCAGCCGCGCCACCGCGTTCGACATCCAGAGCGCCCCCGGAGGGCCACCGTTGTCCGTGATGTACGTGTCGATCCAGCCGATCAGGTCCGTCAGCGGCGTCGACGTAGCCACCGTTGACCACAGCGTCCCCGGCGCCACGATGTGACCCGCCGGCGCCACAAAGTCCGCCTCCAGGGCGGGCTCCCCGTTGCTGGACAGCATCGTGAACTTGAAGTCCGTCAGCGCGTCGCCGCGGGCCAGCTCCATGCGGTTGTTGATCTCCCGCACCAGCTGTTCCGCGTCGTTGTACACGGCCTGCGTGAGCGCCGCCCGGTTCGTGCCACCGGTGCGGGTGAACTCCAGCTGCAGCCGCTCGTACTCGCCCTTGGACAGCGACGTGGACAGCGGCGGGAGCTTGACCTTCTTCTCGCTGAACGTGTCCCGCTCGGACACGTGGAGCCGACCGTCGTAGCTGCGGAACCGGGCGACACGGTTCGTCCGCGTGAGTTCCGCGAAGTCGATCTCGTTGTCGTTGAAGAACCGGTTCGGCAGCAGCTGATCGAGCTGGAACTGGTCGCTCTGCGGCACCTGCCGCACGAACGACGTGACGTCGTCAGGGCTGACCGGCCCGTCGAAGACGATTGCCATGTCTGTGTCTCCTCAGGTCTCGATCAGGCGATCAGGAAGATGAAGTTGGCCTTGACGTCCGTCTGCCCGTTCGCGTCGAGGAACCCAGTCCCCGAAGTGAACGGCAGCTTCGACGTCTTCACGACCGCGAACGCGGACAGCATCGCGCCGCCGACGTCCTTGGTCGTGTCGGCCAGGTTCGGGACCTTGACCGCCGAGAACAGGAACCCCGCGGCAGTCTGCGTACCATCGGCCAGCGCGTCGTTGTACGGCGCGTACAGCCCGGTGGCAGTGATCTTCCCGAGTACGGTTCCCGACGGGATGTACCCGTTCGGGTAGTGCGTGCCCGCGGTGAACGCGGACACATCCAGGACGACGGACTGCGTGAAGCCAGCCCCGATGCCGCCGGGCTGAGGGATCAGCCACGACCGCTTCTCGACCTGGAACGAAGTGGTCGACACGGTGATGTCGGTCATGCCGTTCCTTCCTGAGTGTCAAGCGGACCGGACATCCCGAGCCGCACTCGTTACTGCTTCTGCTTGGCCTTACCGAAGCGACGCTCCGCCTCAGCCCGACCGGCTTCGCCCTTCACAGGCTCGGAGCCCCGCGCGCCCTGGCCCCTGTCGGCCCGCAGCTTTCGCTTGCCGTCATCGTTCTTGCCGCCTTGCGCGGCCAGGTACTTCTTCCGGTCGAGCAGATCGTCGAGGGCCTCGACGATCGAGTCGGTGTCGATGCGGCCGTTGTCGATGAAGTCGTCGAGCTGATCGGCAAGGTGGAACCGGGCGTCTTCCGGGTCGTTGAACTTCCCGCCGGCCTTGGCTTCGATCTTGTCGAGGACGCGCTCCCGCAGTGCTGCGGTGCGTTCCTCGGCGCGGATCTGCTCGCGGATCTTCTCCGCGTCGCCGTCGCCGCTGCCCTTCTTGGACTTCTCGGCGTCGCGGTCCTTCTCGGCCTGGACGCGCTTCGCCCGCTCGGACTTGAGCCGAGCCTTCATACGGTCGAGGGCTTTCTTCCCGGCGTCGCCGAGCTTGTCGGCCCCTTCGTCGTCCTCGTCGGCGTCACCGCTGTCGGTGTCGTCGCCCGAGCCTTCGTCGTCCCCGCCGTCTCCGCCGCCGTCGTCTTCCGCGGCGCCGAGGACCGGCCAGATCGGGTCACCGTTGCGGCGAATCCCCACGGCCGCCAGCGGCTCACCCGTCAGCGGGTGACGCATCGACGGATGCACGGGCAGGGTCTTGCTGATGCTCCGGAGCATTGCGCTCCCTCTCTACCTCGCCCCGCCCTTGCGGCAGGGAAGTCTCAGACGATGTAGCCGAAGCGGCGGAGAAGCCTCACCAGCTCAGCCCGGTCATCGCCAGCGATCTGCATCAGCGACTCAGGCATCAGCCGCGGCGTCCGGGCGCTGCGATACCGGGCGCCGGGCAGCTTCGTCCCCGCCTGCTTCGCACCCAGGCGCTGCCCGGCCAGACCCCGCCTCGTCGTCCCCTCCGTGGTGACGAACATCTGCTGCCCGAACACGTCCACCGACTGCAACCGGCCACGAACCAGACCGCCGCGCAGCATCTGCGCCTCGGCATCAGTGAGCCGCGCACCCGCCGGAGCAAGACCGCGCGCCCCGCGTCGGGCGTTCACAACCTGCCCGATGTCCGCGCCAGCCCGGACCGCCTCAGCGCCCGCGTTCGTGAAAACCCGGTTCTGCTCCGCGGCCGACAGGGACCGGAAATACGCCGCCGGATCCGTCCGCAGGTCCCCTGCCATGTCCTCATTCGCCGGAATGTGCACGCAGTCGCAGCGGGGGTGCCGAGCGAAGCCCTGGTTGAACCGGAACCACTTCCCCGCCAACACAGCGCACCGCGAGCAACTGGGCGGGTTGAGCATCCGCACATACCCGCCGACGTGCGGCCGGGCAGCGATCCCCACACCCGAGGCGCCGCGCGCCGCGTCCGCGATCTGCGTCCACACCGCCATGTCCAACCAGCGGCCACCCCGCGCAAGCGCCTCTTCGACGCCGACGCCCGGGTACATGGTCACGGTCATGCCATCGTCGTCGCTCGTGATCGTGCTCCGCATCGCGTCCTTCGCGGCCGTCACCGCCCCATACAGCAGCGGCTCCAACTCCCGGCCATCCGACGCCACACCCGCGAACGCCCGCGGGTCGATGTCGCCCGCCGGATCGTCCCGCTGCCCCGTCTCCGCCAACACGCGAGGCACATACGCCGCGCCATTCTTGGCCGCACCCAACTGCCCCGCCGACACCAACACCGTCAAAGCCGGACCAACCACAGCCCACGACCGGTCGAAATCGACACCCATCCGCGCCCACACACGCCGCGCCGCCGCGATCGACGCCACCGTCAACCGCTGCTGCGCCCTGTAATGCGCAACCGCAGCGTCAGGCAGCACCGGGCACCGGCGGAGTCACGGCCGGCGCCGGGTTGCCGGCCAGGTCGCGCGCCACACGCTCGAGCAGCGGATCGTCCTGCTGCGCGGCGAACTGCTCCGCCAGCTTCTCCCGCGCGATCGGCCCGTACCCCAACTCCGCCTGCGCCGCCGCGATCGGCAGAATCGGCCGCTGGCCCTGCGTCAACTTCACCGCAAAGTCCGCGGCCTGCGCCTTCGTCGGAGTCGCCGGGTCACGCCACAGCGTCTCCAGCGACTTCAGCTTCGGATCCCAGCCACCGTCGATGATCCGCCGCACGATCCGCTGCGTCTGCTCGTGCGCGCCGCCCCACGACCGATGCCGGCGCTCCGCGGTCTTGATGATCCGCGCCTCGTCCGCCCGAATGCCCTCCGCAGAAGGCGGGTTCGCCGAGTTCTGCCCGAAGTACCGGACCGGAAGACCCTTCAGCCCGGCCACCAAGGTTGCGTAGTGGTCCACGATCGTCTTGAAGTTCGCCAGATCCGCGGCAGTGAACTGCCCGACCTTCGCGTTCTCGTTCATCAACGCCCAGATCGCGCCCATGCGGGCTTCCCACGCGGGGATCTGCTTGCCGTCCTGGTCCTCGAAGTCTTCCTTCTTCGCGCCGAGGACGTACCGCTGCGGAACCGCGAGGGCTTCGGTGGCGATCTGCGCGTTCGTCAGCGCACGCGCCGCCGCGTCCGCCAGCGGGATCACGTCCACCAGCTCGGACACGCCGTACCGGTTCGTCAGACGGGGCCGGTTCGTCAGCACAGACACCGGGGGCATCCCCAGTTCGTGGTCATCCCGGTCTTCCTCGACCCAGCCGCGACGCCCGGCCTCGCCGGTGCTCCACCGCAGCCAGATAGTGGAGTTCGGGAGATACAGCGTTCCCAGCTTGTCGTTGCCGTCCCGGTACACCTTCGCTGCGGCCTTCACCCGTCGGGTCCGCGGATCGAGCTCGTGGAACATCTCGAACGGCGACTCCACCGTGATCAACGGCGTCGCCGAATCCCGATCCACCACCTCGCCTGTGCCAGCGTCCGGGCCCTTGTCGCCCGCACCGACACAGATGTACGAGCGGCCGAAGACCAGCGCATCCAGATGCGCAAGCTGCGACTCCTCATCCATGCCGTTCTCTTGCCAGATCCGCCACAGCTCCTTGTCCGCGGACTCCTCACCCGGCAGACGGAAGCCCTCCAGGTCGACCCGCTCTTCGATCGCATCCGGGCACGTACGGCACCAGTTAGCGATCACCAGGAACTGCTCCAGCTCAGGCGGAACCGCCATCCCCAGCTGCTGAACCCGCTGCATGCCCTCGTAGTACGAGTCCAGAGTCTCCAAGCCGTACACCAGGCGGCCACGAGCGTCGAGGTGGTCCTTCCGGGCCTGCCCCAGCTGCGTCTCCAGCCGGCGGAACGTCGACAGTTCCTCTTCGGACAGGGCCACCAGGTCCCCCTATCTGAAGACGATCACTCGACGGTCTTGCGGCTCATTCGTCCAACCGGCCGCGAGGGCATCGCACACGGCCTCATGCACAAGCGTCGACGTCATGGCGTGGTCGATTTTCTGATGCTGCGTCGGCTTCCCCAGCAGGTACTTCTGCGCCGGCTTCGCGACCTTCCGCGCGTTCCCCAGATGCGTCCCGGCGATCTGGCACGCGTCGTGCGTCAACCGGCCGGACTGCAAGTCGATCAGGAACCGCTGCAACACCGCATGCATCTGGTTCGTCCGGTACGTCGGCCACTCCGTCACAGCCTCGCCGTACCGCAACGCCCAGTTCTCCACCTCAGTCGACCAATCCGGCGGGTCGCAGTACATGCGCACCACCGTGAAGCGGGTGAACAGCTCATCCACCGCCGCGTCCACTTCGCCGCGGGGGATCCGGCCACCGAACTCCGCCGGATTCCACACCGACGGCCTACCATCCGGCCCCACCCGGGGCGTGAACTGCCAGCCGTCCATCGTCTCCGCGCGAATCGACGTCCAGTCATCCGAATCGGAGCCGTCGAACGCCAAGCACACCGGCCCCGAGGCCGGCGCCGGCTGATCGACCAGGGACTTCTCCCACGCCGCCAACCCGAACTGATCCAAGAACGCGTTCAGGCCGGCGACCAGACGGTTACCGAAGAACCGCTCCGCCTGCCCAGGGTCACGCTCGAGCAGATCCGCGGCCTCCGCCTCGATCGCGTCGAGGTCAACATGCCCGCCGTGCTGCTTCAACGCCTCCCCGTACACCAGCGTGTGGATCTTCCGCCGGTCCCGCTTGTTCGTGTACGACAGGCTCTTCGGCGGCTGCACAAACTGCCGGTACACGTCCTGGGCGGACGACTCGAACTGCTGCTGGGCAACCGAATTCTCCGCCGGATCCCACGCGTTGGTCGTCAACGACGCCCGGCCACCCATACCCGCCAAACCGCGGTACTGCGTGTCCGCGACCTTCGCCATCTTGTTCCGAACCGTCCACAGCCCCGTCTCGTCCTGCGGCGCGAACGTGATCCGCTGCCCCAGCCGCGACTGCGCACTCGAAGTGACCGTGTCGATCCGCCCACCACCCGGCAGGCGAATGAACTCCTCACCCGTCTTCGGGATCACATCCGCCAACGGCCCGAACTCGATCATCGGCCGCAACGCCCCATAGATGTTGTCCGTCTGCTCCTCGCTCAACGCAGTCACCTGAATCAGCGGAGTCGGCCACGGCATACCCATCGGCTCACCACGCCGATACCCGTACTCCCAGCCGCAACCACAACCATGATCCGAACACGCATACCCGTCATCCCGACCAGCCCACCCGGCGAACAACGCCGGACCCACACCCTCAACACAGATGTGCGCCGCCGACAGCGGACCCTTGCCCTTCTTCTGCGGATCCACCAACATCCCGCGCCGATACACAAACGCCGGCGCCAAGATCGGATCCTCAGGCAGCCACTCCGCGTCCCCACGGACCAGATAGAACTGCGTCAGGTACCGGAACTGGAAGTCGTACAGCAGAAACGGCCGCCCCCGGCGGAACCCATCCGGGACAACACAATGCGCCTCCGTCCACTCCGGAACAACCAGCAGCGGCTGCGGCTCAGACACCTCCACCATCGAGCGCCTTCAACCGGTCACGCGCCGACCTCCGCGGAGCCACCTCAGCCACCTGCTCCCGCTTCGCCCGCACCTCATCCGGCGCCACCCGCCACCTGTTCCGCAACATCGCACCCGGATTCAACCCAAGCCGATCCGACCACTGCCGCGCCTCGCTGGCCGCCTTCATGTCGCCGAGCTCCGCCATCGCAAGATGCCGGCAATACAACGCCACCTCATGCGTCCAACCCAACCGATCCCACGCCACAGCCTGCGGCGTCAACCACACAGCAGCCCAATGCGCAGCCTCCTGCACAGCCACCGACTCCACCATCACCACATCGTCAGAACGAACCCGCCCAGACAACGGCCACACAGGCGCACCACCCTGACGGCCCTCCGCCGGCAGAACCGTCCACCCATCCCGGTCATCCTTCCGATCCCGCCGCAACGCCAGCGGATCCGGCGGAGGACCAGAATTGACCCGCGCACCACCTCTCGGCATGACCCCTCCCTCCCCTCGGCAGCCTTGCGCCACCTCGGCACGACAGTGACGTTGCGTCACCGCCAAGATCGGTAGAACCTGCCCAACCAGCGAGACACCTCTCCGGCGGTTCGGCTGCCTCGCCGGTCGAGGGGCCACCCCCCGGGCTCGGTCACTTAAAGTGACGCTGCCGGGGTGCTGGGTGGGTCTGTGTGTGGGTGTACGAGTGCTCAGGGCGAGGCGGTGTGCGTGTGTCTGGTCCACCAGTCGTCGATGAGCGTGTGGGTCTGTGGTCTGCGTCCGTCGGCTGTGGCTCTGGCTTTGCACTGCTCGGCTGGTACGGCGAGGGTGACGGTCTCGGTGGCTGTGTCCCGGTCGGCAGGGGTGGGGTCGCACTTGATGTGCCATACGTTGCGGACGGTGTGTTGCCTGGTGAGCCTGTCGAGGACGGCGTCGCGTGCCGTGAGGATGAACGGCCAGAGTGTGTCTGGGTGGTCGTGCTCGTGGTCTGATCCGAGGGCGACGGCGAGCGCGTCGTAGTCGAGGACGAGGTCGCCGGGTTGCTTGTGCTGCTGCACGTACGTGGTCTTGCCGGAGCAGGGTGGCCCGGTGACGAGGGTGATGTGGACTCCGCGTTGCGGTGTGCGGGGGCCGCGCATGGCTTGTGCTCGGGCGAGGCGTGAGGCCATGTCGTGCACGGTCACTCCCTCGGCGGTAGTCCGTGTGCTGCTCGTCCGCCGGCTGACCGGTTGCAGCTGGTGTGTTCGGGGCCGCGGTGTTGGCCGTTGTCGTGGCCGAGGTCCCAGGGTGTGCCGGGTTGGATGGGCTGTTGGCATCGCCAGCAGTTGACTTCGCCTCGCGCTACGGCTGGTTCCCAGCGTCTGCGTTCGGCGTCGTGGTCTGCGTTGTAGCTGCGCTGCTGTCGTGTGCCGCGTGCCCGGTCGGCTTGTCGCGCGTGGGTGTTGCAGGCTCCGCGTTGTGTGGCTCTGGCGGGGCAGCCTGGTTTCTTGCACACCTTCGATGCGGGCATGTCAGTCGTCGACGAGGGCGTCCGTCATCACGGTCTCGGCGTACACGGCCATGCCAATCGCCTCGACGGTGGTCAGACTGTCCGTCGCCCTGGCGTAGTAAGCCACGTCACCGTCAGCGTCCAACGCCTTGAGCACGACAAGTGCGGCCAGCGGCGTGACGTCATCTGGCATGCCTTTGATCGGAAGGGCGCAGACCGTGGCGTCATCCACGGATCTGCCGCCACTCTTCGTACAACAGCCAGTCATGGACTTCGATGCCGTGCTTGCTGTCCAGCGCAGCGCATGACTCGCCAAGTCCTGTGTCCAGCTTGAGATCGCCGTCGTGTTGCGCGACGTCCAGGACTGTGGCAGGCATCCAGCCACGGTGTGATTGGTGGTACAGAACCTCGTCGCCGACCTCGGGCCAGTCGATGCGGTCGAGGGTGGACGGTTTCCGCTCATCGATGGGACGAGTCAGCATGTGTCCTCCGAACGCACGAAGACATCGTGGACGGCGACGTTGATAGCGAACGCGACGACGGTGGTCACTGGGTCTCGGTCTGTTCGCGTCCGTCGAGGCTGTGGTGGATGACCTGCCAGCCGATGGTGCCGTCGTCGCGCGGCACGGGTTCGGTGGCGGGTCCGCATGGGCAGTCGCCGCCGTCGGTGTCGTGCTCGATGAGGTCGTTCACGGGGTACGTGTGGACGGTGGTCATCAGGCCGCGGCCAGGGCTGCGGTGAGCTGTGGGGCGGTGAGCCAGACGACGCCGAGGAGCGCGAGGACAGCGGCGGTACGGAGCAGGTGCCGCATGTTCGTCTCCATCCAGGCGGTGACACGTTCTTCGAGGGGTGTGCGGGCGATGAGGTGGTCTATGAGCCACATCTCGGTCCGGATGTTGCGGGGGAGCCGGTTGAGTGGCCCGTTCGGGTGGGCCATCAGGTTGCGTATCGGAGAGCGCTCTCGACGCCAGTCACCGGGGCGGCCTCAGAGCAATCCGGACACGGGACGACCAACGCAAAGCCACGACGAAGCTCGTCGGGATCGAACACGTCGCCGTGACCCTGACACCGCCCGCACTCCAGAAAACTGGCCTCACGGATGAGCGGCTTCAGGGCACCGAGGACCCGCTGCATGCCCTGCTGCTGCGTCTCTCCGGCGTGGCAGGCGACGTTCCACGCGTCGAGCGCCGCCGTGACGCCCGCGCAATCGTGGGGCGCCTGCCTGCCGCCTACGACGCTGACGGTGCACCCGTACTCACACTTGAACGTGAACGTGCCGTAGGTGTCGATGAGGTTCATGCCGCCGTCCTCGGTGTCGGGTGGTCCCACAGGTGAGCGCAGGCGGGGCATTGCAGGTGCAGCACATGCCCGGTGTTTGCAAGCAGGAACTGCCAGTGGCTTGAGCAGGTGCGGCCGGCTTCGCAGGTGTCGCAGTTCCCGCCGTGGTTGCAGGCGGGGCAGGGAAGCCAGGCGCGGCGCGCACGGTCAGCGGTGGGGTCGAGCGGCATCAGGGAAGCACCCCAGCCGAACGGAGCTCGCTGTAGATGGCGGTCTGCGCCGGGTCCAGGCCCGAGTACAGCAGGGCGTACGCCTCGGCCTCGCCATCGAGGACAGCAGCAGGGTCCCAGTCGGGGATGGCGTTGAGGACCTCGGCCCGCCGGCGTGTCTCGTGCGCGGTCAGGTCGAGTTCGTGGATCAGGATCACGACGCCTCCGCGGCGTACGGGTTGTACCGGATGTGCGGGGCGGTCACGTCCAGCCACAGGTCACCCGGGCTGACATCACCCGGAGCGCGCTGGTCGTCGAACAGTTCGGCGACGGTGGCCCGCACCTTCCGGGCATGCACGAACGCCTCGTCGACTGTCTGTGAGCAGATGACCCGGCGGCTGTCGGCGATGTACCGCAGCAGCCACCCGGGGCGCAGTTCCTGCTTCGGCTTGCCGGTGAGCTTCGCCGCCCATTCGGATGCGGCGAGGAGCCCGAGTGCCGGGTATTGGGCGTAGGAGTAGCGGCGGCCGAGGAGCGCGAGGCCTTGCCGGGCGACTTCCCACCGGTCGTCGTCGCTCTGCTCGGCGCGGAGGTAGACGGTGCGCGCCGGGTCGTAGTTGTCGGCGTGGTTGGGGCGGACTCCGCGCCGGCCGGGCATCGCTTCGATCGTGCCGCCGTCGTCGTCGGTGACGAGGAACGCGTGCTGGTACGGGGCCCCGTCGAGGCTGGCCCACTGTCCGACACGGATCATCCAACCCAGGGGGCCGGTGATGACGGTGAGCCCGATGTCACCCGCTTGGGGGATCACTTGCGGAGTCTGGACAGTTCATCGAGGCGGAGGTCGATCTGGTCTTGGACGTGGGGGAATGCGTCGGGGCATGCCCGGTATTCGGGGGTGCGGAGCTCGTTGATTTGTGCTTGGAGTGACACGCAGCGCACCAGGTGGAGTCCGGGCAGTGTCATGGCTTGTCCTTCCGCACGCGGAGGGGGTGAAGGGGGTCCCCGGCTCGGCTGATTCCCGCGGTGGGGGCGGGCGTTCACCGGACTTGCGGCCTTCGGCTCGTCTCACGCGGGACGGCATGGGCACCGGGGGGCATGAAAGGGCCCCCGCCGTTGCCGTTGTACGGCTTGGACGGGGGCGGAAGGTGCCTACACCGGGCAGTGGCCACGGGTCAGCGCCTGTACTCGGGGGGCCTTCGACGAGGCTGATGACACCGAGCCGAACGGTGTTCTCGATCAGGATCAGGCTACGAACCAAGTCGATCGAGATCACCAGCGGAGACAGCTCCGCGTGCTCACTGTGGATAACTTTTGTGGCCTTGTCAAGCACATCCGTCACACGGGTCACGCCGGTCGTGGTCATGCGGACTCGTTGACGACGTGGGTCCACACGTCCCACGGCCAACTGGGGTGCTGCCCGTCCTCGTCGCGGCAGCGGGGGCAGTACACGGCCGGGGCCCGCATGTTCGCCGCACCAGGCGGGAGCACGAGGGCGGTGTCGCAGAACTGGCCGTCGTGCATCTTCGTAGGGCAGCGCAAACCACCCGGCGCGGTCGTGGGCTTCTCCTCGCCGCGGCGCTGCTCGTCCAGGACCCGGCGGCATTCGCGGGCCCACCGGTGGAGCTGCTTCGCGGCTTCCTTCGGCAGCGAGTTCCCCGATTGCAGGCTGTCGAGTTGCCGCACGAGCATGGCGATCCGTCGCAGGCAGGACACGGTGACTTCATCGGATCCGCCGCGCTGGAACTGATGCGACCGGGCGAGCATGGACAGGGACCGTTCGAGGTCGCGGGCGCCGGCGTGGATGTCGAACAGGATTCCGGCTGCGATGGGGTTCCAGGGTGCGGGGCTGCCGCTGATTTTGCGGCGCTTGGATCCGTCGTCTTGCTGCGTGGGCTGGTCGGCGAGCATGTCTTGGAGGCGTGGCAGGTAGCGGGTGAGGTCGTCGGCGTCTGCGTCGGTCTGGTCGTGGTCGAGCATGGTGCGGGCCCCCCTCGGGCTGGTGCAGGCGGTGCGGCTACGCGTCTGGGCTGTAGCGCTGTCGCATGGCTTCGATGACGCCGTCGGAGTTCCAGAAGGTGATCTCGGTTTGGGTGATCTCGCGGCTCCGCCAGTCGCACCAGTTGCAGCACTCGACGCCGTACGGGTCCCACACGTAGGTGGTGTGCCAGCCGAGGCGGCACAGCAGCGGCTTCTTCACGTCGTCTCCTCGGGGTTGATGCCGAGCTCGGCGCACAGGTCGAGGAAGTCCGGGCACGGCCACGGCGCGCAGGCCCCGGGGCGGCAGCCGTGGCAGCAGTGCTCCACGCGGCCCAGGTCCATCGGCCGATGCCGTTCGGCGCGGCTTCGCAGCGACGGAAGCCACACCTGTCGCGTCCACGGCCCGTTCGTCCACGCCACCTGAAGGGCCTGCCCGTCGAGCGGTGCCCGACGCAACCGGGTCGTGGCCTCGATCTCGTCGAGCCGGGCCATCACCCGCTCGTGGACGGTCATGCCGTGCCCCTGTCTGGGGCGCTGAGCCGCCCGCTGAGCGTTTCGGGGGTACTGGATGACCCGGGGGCGGGTGTTTGAGGCTCCTGCGCGCTCTCCGGGGCCTGAGCGGGGCGGTGTGGATCGGCGCCGGTCCACGTCCACTCCGCCGGGGCCAGGTCGTCCGACATCGGCGCGGTCACGGGGTCCACTCCTTACCGTCGGAGAACACGCGGAGGCTGCGGCCGGTTGGGCTGACGTAGACGTCGATGTGCTTGCCCGCGTCGGTCGCGACCCGAAGGACGTGGTCCTCGCCGGTCCTGCGCGGGAGGGTCGCCATGCGCTTGACGACCATCGGTCCCCAGCGGAACCCGTACCGCTCCTCGTCCGGGTCCGGCGTCGCCGCGGTCACTGAGACGCCTCGGCGTCGGAGAGCCAGGCCTCTGGGTCGCCGTTCGGAAGCGCACGGCGGATGCCACCGCGAGGGTCTGGCACGTCACCGAAGTGACGCGGAATCAGGTGGATGTGCACGTGGTCGACAGTTCGGCCAGCAGCGCGGCCGTCGTTGACTGCGATCGTGTAGCCGTCGGGCTGCCACTCCTGATTGATGCGCCACTGGACTTCCCACAGCATCTGGTGCGCATCGGTGGCCTCAGCTGGTGTGAGGTCGAAGTACGACTCGACGTGTCGCTTCGGGACGATGAGAGTGTGCCCGGGAGTGGCCGGGTACCCGTCGAGGCGGGCGTAGCACGTGGCGTTGGCGCCGATCACGTAGCCGTCCACACCGCAGAACGGACACGTGCCCGTCGCCGCGGTCATGACGCGTCTCCACGCGCGCCACCAGCCACGACCGGGGGAACCTCGGAACTGTCCTCGCCGGTGATCGACGCGCGCTGCTCCACCCGGATCGCGTGCACTTCGGCGATCACGGCGCGGACGATGTTCGCAGCGAGCGCAGTCGCAATCGCGTCCACGTCATCGGTCCCGTACATCTCGCGGAGCGCTTCGCGGACCAGGCGGTTCTCGATCTCGTTCGGGTCGGTGGTCATTCGCTCTCCTCGGTTGGGTCGGTGGGGTCGGTGAGGGTGTGGAAGGCGCGGACCTCGAAGTCCAGCCGGGCCGGAACACCGCATGGCCAGCCGACGTGGTGGAGACGACACACGCGCCGCTGGGGCACCGTGTCGGACAGGACGGGCGGGTCGTAGCTGGCCGCCAACTCGACGCCAGTCACGACGACACCTCGGCGAGGTGCTGTCCGAACGCGAGGTGCGCGCCGCTGATGGTCGTGAACAGCTGCGACTCCCAGCCGCACGAGCAGCGCGCCCAGCAGCCGTGCCGCCCCGTCGCGTACAGCCCCGGGTGATGTCCCGTCGCCGCGGTCACTGAGGGCTCAGCCGCCTCCATCTCGACGAGCGTGATCGGTGTCGGCTCGACGTAGTTCTCGATCGTGGTGTCGGTCATGACTCGGTAGCTCCTTCGGTTGGAACCGGTTGGGTCAGGGGACGGCCGGTCACACAGCGACCCGGCCGCGCATTACAGCCCCCCAAATCCGGGCACGCATCACACGTCCACACCCGCCCCACAGCAGCGTCAGTCACCAAAACCAGATGCCTGCAATGCAGACACCGCTGCTGGACACGGATCACGCCGCACCGTCCCCACGCGGCAAACGCCGGCCGACACGACGCAACAGCGGAGCCACATCACGGGCAGGCAGCTCCCGGACCGGCGGCACCGGCCGCCCATCAGCGATCCGACGGCGCTGAGCCCGATACGCATCCAGATAGGCGGGCACGTTGTCCGGGTCCACATCCGGCGGAGGGGTGATGTCCGCGCGGGCCAGCCGTTCGGTACGGATCCGCTTCACACCGTCGCGAACATCGGCCACACCCACCCAGTTCGATGTGCGGGTGTAGTGCTCGGTCACCGCGGCCGACGCGTCACCGAACGGCACATCGTGGAGAGCGTCGTGCCAGGCGGCCACGTCGGCTTCGCCGATGGTGCGGCGGTCGTAGGCGGCGCATTTCGCCAGCAGGGTGGCGACCTCGGACGGCGTCACTGGGATTCCTCCTGGGCTCGGAGCTTCGCGGCGAGCGCCAACCCGGCACCCACCCGCTGATCAGTCGTGGACACGGAATGGCCGTTCGTCCCGCCGCGGACAGCGGGCCCGGCGGGCCGGTTCTGGACCTCGGCGACGACGTGGGGGAGCTGGCTGGGGTGCAGGCCCTTGCCGCGCCACGCTGCGACACCGCGGCTGACGTCGTTCGCTTCGACGCCCTCCTGGATGAGTGCGGCGATCTGCTTGCCGAGCGCGGCTGTGTTCGCGGCGGGGGGTGTCCGCTCGCAGGCGTCGAGGTGGGTTCGCAGGATCTGCTCGGCGATGCCGGGGGCGCCGTCTGGCGGCTGCTCGGCTGGTACGGAACGTGACGTTCCTACGGACGTAACTGAGTTCTTGTCTCCTCTCCTCTCCTCTGCACCCGTGACATCACGTGACATGTCCACGGGACAGTCACGTAGACCGTCACGTGACATGTCACGTGACTTCTCGCGCTCCCTGGCCTTCCGTTCCCTGTCTGACCTGCGACGTTGCGCCAGAGCGTCATGCTCGGTTTGCAACTTCTCCCATGACCGAATCTGGTAGCCATTTCGCTCGGAAACTCGCATCCAAAGTCCAACTTCGACGAGCTTTTCTGCTCGCTTTCGTGCACCGCGGGGGCACAGGCGCGGTAACTGTCCGTCAGGAATGAAGCCTTCGGACTCGGCTCGGCCGGCGTAGGCGATCCCTCGGATGAACAGCAGCTCGGCAGCCTCTCCGGCCGCGACCACGGCAGGGTCTTGGTCGTAGTCGGTGAAGAGCCGGACGTACTCCATCAGGTCCTCGCCGCAGGCTGTCGGTTGTGGATCGGGCGCTTGGTCAGGCGGTCGCGGGCCATCAGGCGGCCTTCCTGAGTGCGTGGTGGATGCGTCGGCGCAGCGACCTGGGGTCGTGGCCGACGTGCCACGCTTGGTGGTCGCGGCAGTAGTAGGGCTTGATGTCGGGGCTGCCGCCGTTGCGGCGGAGGGCTCGGGCGTGTGCCCATGCGGCGGCGGGGGTGGTGTGCCGGAGCTTGTCCGGCCGCGGGCAGGGAGTCATAGCGGCTTCACGTCCACCGGCACGCGGGCCCTGGGTCCAGGTCGTGCGGCGCGCTGCTCGAGCGCCCGACCGACGACGTACCCGCGTGACTCCATCTCGGCGATCAGTTCGTCGTCTTCGAAATCCTCGACGGGCGTGGGGTCGCAGCCGCACTCGTACTCGTAATCGGGATGGCGGTCGTAGCTGTCGACCCCCGGGCAGTGCAGCTGGACCACGGTCCCCGCGGCGGACGTCTCCGCGCGCTCGACGTCCCAAGCGCAGCCGTGGCGATCGACCACGACGACGTGCGCGCGCTGGTCGGCGGACGGGAGGTCCGCCACGATCACAGGGATCACGACGCCACCCGCTCGGGTCGATCCGGCACGGGTGGTAGCGGCGTCGGGTCGAGCGAGAGCTGACCGCCGTCCTCCAGCTCGTGCATCTCGCGCAGGCCGGCGGTGTCGCGCTCCCATGCGGTGGCCTCGCGGCGTACCCGGTTGCGCGCGTCCTGGCGACACTCCGCGGTGGCGTACCGGCGGACGGGTGCGTGGGGCCGCCCGCTGTAGCCGGTGGCCGCGTCGAAGCTGCGCTCGCATCCACAGGTGCACGTCCGCATCACGGGCTTGTGTTCGGTCTTGGCGGCCATTACCGCTCCCTCCGTTGCTGCTCGTCCTGCCAGAGTTGGGCGTGCCCGGTGCACAGCAGCGCCGTGCGGGCGCGCTTGCCGGCGCCCGAGGCGCGCTTACGGGTGGCCTGCCGCGGTGGTGGGCCACCGCCCTTCTGCTCATGCAGCGCGAGCACGCAGTCCTCGCAGAGCGCGCGTTTGCGCACGTGGTAGTCGGCCCACCGGATCGGCTTGTCGAACCAGAACGGCTCGTCCATCCGGGAGAGGCGCAGAGGGCTCGGGACGCTCATGCGGCCACATCTCCGGCCGGCGGGGTGCATTCGCAGTTGCCGCCGTCGGTGATGCTCACGGCGGTGGGCATGAGTGTGGATGTGGTGGTGTCGTGGGCGGTGGTGGTCCAGGTGGTGTCGTGGCCGCAGTTGGGGCAGGCGGCGGTGTAGGTGACGGGGGCGGCGGGCCTCATGCGGCGGACCTCGCTCTCTGGCCGCGCTTCTTGACTTGCCGGTATGCGCGTTCCCCGCCGGCGGGCAGTCGGAGGAGTTCGCGGCGTCGAGCGGCAACGGCGAGGTCGTGGTCGGTGTCGGCGATGTGCCGGTCGGGTCCGTCGGCGTGTCGGTGTTCGGGGGTGGTGTGCCCGAACTGCTCGACGAGGAGCTCTGTCCGGAACTGGTCGGCGTTCATGCGGCGGTCTTCTTGCGGGATTCGTCGGTGTGCCGGCAGGTGACGGAGCAGTAGATCTGGGTGTTGTCGCGGGCGGCGAACAGTTCGCGGCAGCCGTACAGGTGGCAGGTGCGGATGGGGCGGATGCTGACGCCTCGGGTGACGCGGACGTAGGCGACGGCGGCGCGGATTTGGTCGATGGCGAGTTCGGGGTTTGCGGTGGCTTCGGTGTGGCATGCGAGCTGGCTGGCGCATCTGAGGCAGTGGCGTGAGGCTTCGAGGTTGGTGTCGGTGACGGCGGTGCCGGGGATGTGCCAGTCGTCCATGTCGTTGTCGGGGTTCATGCAGGGCCCGTCGATGGGTGTGATGTCGCGGTAGGTGACGCCGGATGCGATGCGTGTGGGGTTCCTGCGGCTGGTCATGACGTCCACCGGGCGAACACGACGCCCTTGCCTTCGATCGTCCGCGACGCGGTCTCGACGTTCGGGTGGACGTTGAGAATCCGCGCGGTCACCGCGGCCTGGTTCTGCTTCTGGTACTCGGCGACGCGGCACCACTGGTCGACGTTCTGCTGGAGCAGGAGCAGGATCGGTTCGATGACGTTGGACCAACCGCCGGCCCCGCTGGGCCGCTTCGACGGCGGCGGGTCTTCGATGCGGAAGACGATCACGATGCGATCTCCTCTCGGGTGATGGGGGCGGCGGTGGCAGCGTGCTCGTGCCACTCGGCGGCGGCCTGGTGGATGAGGTCCCAGTGGCCGGCCGCGGTGGGCTGCCACGGCGTGCCGGTCCAGTCGCCGCAGACACAGGCGGGGACGACTCGCCCGGCGGCGTAGTACCGCAGCGTGTACTGGTGGCCGTTGATGCGCTGGTCGGTGGCGATCACGGGGCCAGCTCCTTCCGGAATGCGGCGTCCCAGTCGTTGCCGACGAGGTGCAGCGCGTCATCGACGTACTGGTCGAACTCCGTCGACAGGTCCGGCGGTTCGATGGTGTTGAGGCATGTGGTGACCCGGGCGGATGCGTCGCACCAGCCCTGCCACGCGGCGGCGCCGAGCCCGGCGAGTGACCCGCCGGCGAGGACCACGAACGCGGCCAACAGGACGATGGTCATGACGGCACCGCCTTCGGCCAGGCGACCTTGTCGAGGACGGCGCGCTGCGCGGCCGGGACAACGGAGTCACCGCAGAGGTGGTCGATGCCCATGGCGGACAGCCACAGGGCGTCGCAGCGGTTGTCGTCACCGCCGCCCGTGTCCACCTCCGGGAACCGGCGGGCGGTCGCGTCGATGACAGCGGACTTCTTCGCCGCGCCCGACCCGGTGGCGTACTTCTTGAGCGCGGTCGGGGACACCTCGACGACGGGGATGCCGTGGAACACGGTCCAGTCGACGACGAGCCACCACAGCCCGGACCGGTCGTGCATGTGGCCGTTCTGCCGGGAGAACGCGGGCTGCTCGATGACGACCAGGTCGACGTGTGGGCGGGTCTCGATGTGGTTGGTGATCGCGGCGCGAAGCTCAGCGAGCCGCCAGGACCGGTCGGACAGCGTCGCGTCCCCGGTTCCCTTGGACTTGACCAGCCACGTCGCGCAGCCGTCGCTGATGCCGGTCGCGGTGAGACTCGGGTCGATGCCGAGCACAGTGGGCCAGCGGTTCGTGGCGGCGGTCACGACGCACCACCGTCGGCAGCGGCAGCGCGGGCGGTCGCGGCATCCCGGGTCACGGCTGCAATGCGCGCGATCCACCTGTCCGGGTCCGGGCAGCCGCCCTGGGCCTTGTCGTGCTCGGCCAGCAGGCGAAGCCACTCCGCCACACTCTCGGCGCCTCGCTGCTCGGCCGCCGCCAACTCGGCGCGCAGACGAGCTACCTCGCGGGACAGGCTGGCTTCGGCGTACTTCGTGATCCGCAGGCTCAGAACCACATCGTCGTAGTTGCTGTCGCCGTACGCGTCCTCGGCCATCCGGTCGACCTCGGCGTCGATAGCGGACGTCTCTGCGGCCGGCGTGCCGGGCGTGTCGGCGGTCATCACGCACCGTCCAGCGGCGGCTCGTCGCCATCCGCGGGCGGCTGCGGGTCCAGCGCGTCGATCACGCGGCTGGCCTCGGCCTTCGTCATGTCGCTCGACGTGGCAACGTCCCGGCCGATCAGGTCCGCGACGTACGACAGGCGCACGTCCCGGTCCGACATGCCGTGTTCGGTGAACAGGGCCTGCATCTTCCGCATCTGCGGCTGCGTGATCGGCTCGTCATCCGGCGCGGCCGGCGGTTCCGCGTCGGCGGGCTGCTCGTCCAGGGCGGGCTCGGGCATCGGCGGTGCGGCCTTCACCGCGCGCCGCGCCGTCCGCCGCGCCGGCGCCACATCCGCCACAGGCTCGGCGTCGAGCGTCCCGTCCCACAGTTCCTCGACCGCGTACGGCATGCCCAGGATCGCGTCCGACGCCACCAGGCGGCAGCACTCCGACGTGGCGCGGGCCACGAGCATCGCCTGCGGCTGGTTCAGCCAGTTCGTCTTCGAGGTGAGCTTGAGCTGCTTCGCCCGGTCGATCGTCCACACGGACCTCTGGACGCGGGTGGAGTCCTTCCGCTGCCCGCACACGACGGCGCGGGTGGCGGTGGACTCCTCGACCCACACGTCGTGGCCCTGGGACTGCACGATCGCGCGGAGCGTGTTCGCCCGCGGTGCCGCAGTGCCCTGGATGATGTCGAAGCTGCGCAGCGACCCCATCGGGGACAGCCCGACTTCGGCTCCGGCGAGGATCGCGGCGGTGGCCTCCTCGGGCTTGCCGCGGAACGCCTCGGGCACGAACGACGTCTTGACGAGGCTGAGGGAAATCTTGTGGGCAGCACTGGCGGACTCGGCCCACTGCATGAGCCGCGCCATCTGCGGCGCGATGTCAGGCGCGGGCTGGGCTGGCGCCGGTGAGGTGTCGGGGCGGACTGCGAGTTCACTCATGAGGCGTCCTTCAGCGTGGTGGGGGCGGGCTGCGCCTCGCCCATGTAGGACTTGATCCGCTCTTCGGCTTTCCCGACCCACGCCACGTGGAGGTAGTCCTTCCAGGCGGCGTCGGGGTCGGTGAACCGGTAGAAGTCGGCGCCGTCGGCGCGGACGTGGACGACTCCGAGGCCGTCCACCTTGGGGAGTGGCTGTTCGTTGCCGTCGGCGTCCAGGTAGAACTCGGCGTTGGCGTACGCGGCGGTCTGCAACGCGGTCTCCCCGTAGACGCCCTTGGAGGTCTTCCAGTCGAGGAGCAGGGTTTCGCCGCCGATACGGACGATGGCGTCGAAGGTGCCCGCGTACCACCACTTCCGGGATGCGACGGGCTGCTCGGTCAGGATCGGTTCGACGTCGAATCGGTCGAGCCACGTCACGTACGCCTCGACGTGTCCGGCCAGGTGCTCGGGGACGTCGACTTCGGTGCCGTGGATGAGTTTGTCGGCGAGGGCGTGGACGTCCGTGCCCCGTACCGCGGCCTGGTCGCGTTGGGTCCAGGGGGCCTGCTTGATCGCGGCGACGCGGGCGTCGCGGTCGAGGTTGAGGAGCGTTTCGGTGTTGTCGGCGGCGTATTCGGCGGCGACCTTGGCGGCCCACCGGGGGAGCGCCGGCTTGGGGAGGCCTTTGCTGATGAGGGTGGTGACGCCGGGGACGGCGCGGCCGTCGAGGGTGTACCGGTGGCCGTAGCTGGTGGGGATCCGCTTGAGCGTCATCGCACACCTGCCTGCTGGAACGCGGTGTCGAGGTTGTGTTGGGCGATCTTGCGGGCGAGGTCGTCTTCGGTGCCGATGGTGGGGTCGTCGAGTGCGGCGACTTGGTCTTTCACGTCGTGGAAGAGCAGGTGTCGTTGGGTGAGGGTGAGGTGGGGGAGGGCGACGGCGAGGATGGCGTCGATGGTGAGCGGGTCGGGGTCGTCGTGGTTGACGGCGGCGCGTGCGAGTCCGGTGAGTGCGTCTTGGAGGACTGCGGCGGGTACGGGTGGGGTGTCGGTGCGGCGCCGCTGCGGCACCATGGGCGCGGCAGTCACGACACACCGCCGTCGGTGGTGGCAGCGGCGGCGGCGGCCTCTGCACGTTCGTCGAGGTGTTCCAGCACGCCGCTCATGGCGTAGGCGAAGCCCTTGGAGAACTCGCTCTCGACGGGCTGGACCTGGAACAAGCGGTCCATGAACGCGAACGCGTCTCTGAGTGCCTTCTCGGCTCCCCGCTGTTCGGCCGCCTCCTCGCGGGCAGCCATCGGCAGGGCCAGTTCGACGAGGACGTGCCGGTCGTGCTCGGCCCGTGATGTCTCTTTCGTTTCCCACGGGCTACCGGCCCACCCGCATTCACATCGCGAGCGGCGGTAGCCGTAGGTGTCGCTGGAGATGCCCTTGAGCCGGTGGGCGGCGAGGGTGGAGATCGCGGCCTGCTCCGCCTCGTCGCGCTTCCGCCCCTGGTCGAGCGCCGCCTCCGCGCTGGTTGCCGGCGTGCCGGGCGTCTCGGCGGTCATGAGGCCACCGCCGCGGTGACCCAGCGGTAGTACCGGTGCTCACCGGAGCAGGGCCTGCTGTAGTTGCAGCCCAGGAAGACGGTCCGGGCTACCGGGGTTTCCCCGTCATCCAGGCCCCATTCGGTCTCCGTCCGGACGCCAGTCTGGGTGTACGAGGCGTACACGGTCAGGCCAGCGTGGTCCGGGCCGACGATCTCCCAGTACGCCTCTCGGGTGGTCGGCTCCCAGTGGCCCAGGGGCTCGCCATCGGCGTCGAAGTAGTTCATCTCGCCATCGGCGTCGAAGTAGTTCATCAGGCCACCGCCGCGGTGGGCTCGGCGTCGGCCGCGTGGTGCTCGTACGAGGCGACCCGAATGTGCAGCCCGTCGTGGACGACGTCCACGGACCACAACCGGACACCGGCCGCGACGCTGAGGTGCGGGTTCGCGTGGAACTCGTTGGCCCACTGCCACACATCGCCGTGTTCGGTGAGGTGCAGGGCCACGAAGTCCGCCACATCCGGCGTGGCGGCGAGGTTGACGGAGACGATGCGGGGGGAGGGGAGGGAGCGGTACTCGATGAGCCCGCACACCTGCCGCAGAACATCCACAGTCCTCATCGGTCGGTCCTCCGGGGCTTGGTGGTGGCGTAGAACCAGAAGCGGCGGCCGGTCGGGCGGAACACGCGGCCGATGAGGGTGATGTCCGTTTCGATGGCGTGGCGGGGTTGGTGTGTCGCGGGGCCGGACGCAACCTGGTCCCGAGACGCAGCGGCCGTCACGACGTCGCCTCGCGGGGGCGCACGACGCGGATCTCGTCGGGAAGCCCGGCACGCCGGACGCAGGAACCGGAACGCTCGATGAACCAGCAGTCCGCGCCGACGTAGGGGGACGCCGCCGCCACCCACCACTCGCGGTCGTCGTCCGCGTCGAGCGGCGCGACGACCATGCCGGGCACCAACTCCGGGTCCACGTACAACGGCTCCGGAACGGGGCGGAGAAGGCCGGGCGGAACGACGACGCTGGCCCTCGCCCAGCCGGGGGCGGAGAAGCGCACGCCAGCATCGCAATCGTCGATCCACGCCAGCTCGGCCTCCACGAGCACCCGGTCGCCGGGCTTGAAGGCGGTCATGCCGCGACCGCCGACACCAAGTAGGTGAGCTCGATGTGCGCGAACCAAGCCGAATGATTCGCGATCACCTGCGCGTGCTCCACCGCGTCCCGACGCGACCGCGCCGTCGTACGCAGCACATTCACCTTCCGGTGGTCCCGAAAAAACACCACCGTGTACGGCCGGCCGTGCGGCTGCCCTGCTGCGACAGCCCGCGCCAGGGCCTGGGCGTTCACGTTCACCACCGCGGCGCTCACGACTCGACCTCGTAAACCAGCTCGTAGTACGCCGATGAGCCGTCGACCCAGATCTGCCCCGTGGTGATCAGATGGCCCTCACCGGCTGCGGTCTGGATCCCCCGCCGGGCGACGATCAGGAACAGCTCGTCGATCCGGTCCAGAGGCCACGTCGTGAACGGGACTCCCTCGTCGGCGCCAATCTCCCGGAGACGTACCGAGACGGTGCCTGTGTTGGTGCTGGGCTGGTCGGTCATGCGATGCTCCTCATGTCTGGGGCCTGCGCCGGTCTCTGTCGGAGGGGCGGCGCAGGCCCTCGCTGTGTTCAGGCAGTACGGGTGCGGGCGTCGATGAACCGCGCCAAGTCGTCGTCACGGATCCGCGTCTTCGACCGCGTGCCCCCGGCCGACAGGTCCACGGCCTTCAGGGCCCCGGAGGCGATGAGCCGGTACACGGTGTTGTCGCCGCAGCGGAGCCGTTGGGCGGTCTCGGGGACGGTGTAGAGCTGCGTGCTCACGACGCCACCGCCAGCACCACGAACACGGCAGCCAAGGTGGCGAGGAGAGCGGCGTTGATCCACCGGCCGGCGCTGCGCCGGTAGAACGCGGCGAGCGTGTTCCCGCCGACGTAGCAGGCGGACGACATGATCAGCAGGCCAGTCACGACGCCACCGACTCGTCGGCCCGGGTGGAGATGTCGTCGAGGTCCACGCCGAGGGCCTTCGCGATGCGGAGGAGCGTGGCCGGTCGGGGCTGGACGGCGCCGGTCTCGATCTTCGACAGGCCGCCCTTGGAGATGGGGACACGCGCGGCGAGGGTCGGAAGTGTGACGCCGAGGTCTTCTCGTCGGGCGCGGATCACTGCGCCGTTGGTCTTCCTCGTTGCTCCCATGTGAGAAACCTATGGAAACTCGTACTGGCTGTCAACGGGTTCGGGGAAAGTTGTGGAAACTCGTTCCGCGGGACGGACATGGGGTGGTATGCGGGGCCACAATGGGCATCTCCGGCAGAAGGGTCAGAACCCCATGACACAGGTGGTCGAGTTTCCTCAGGTTTCCTGCAACGATGTGCACATGAACGCAGGGAAAGTCGGCGAGCGCATCCGCTCCGCACGTCAGAGACTCGGCTGGGACCGCGAACGACTCGCCGCGGAACTCACCGCACTAGGTGGCAGACCCATCACCACGAGAACCATCGACAACTGGGAGAACGGACGCACCTACCCACGCGACCGCCTCGGCGCCCTCGAACGGCTCCTCGGAGTCGACCTCCGCGACGGCCGGGCCCTCGACATACCCGTCCCGAGGGCCGGCCGGGAGATCGTCGTCAGACTCCACGTCCAGGGCAGTCTCACCGATGAGGCAATCCAGAGGGCCACGACCGCAGCGCAGGCCGTGGTCGATGCCGTGATTGCCATGGAAACGGCCGACAACGACCCGGAAGGGCAGTAACAGATAGGCCGTTCGGGTGAGTACCTAGTGAACGATCATGTACTCACCGTAACCTCAGGGTCGCTCGGTCGTTGGTCACCTTCCGTCCCCCGGAGGTTCAAAACATGATCGTCAGATCCGCCGACATGGCCCCTCGCATCGCCCTAGTGACCACCGGCACCGACACGTGGCTCGTCTTTCAGCGCGGCCTCCTCCCCAACGACGTAGAGGAGGAGCTCGACATCATCCTCAGTGACGTCGAGCTGGTCGAAACGGGCGACTGATGCCTTGGATCCGCAAGCTGCCATCCGGGAAGTGGAACGCCGTCGTCCGGCTCCCCAACGGGAAACGCGCGTCGAGAACCGACCCCCTCAAGGGTGTGGTGAAGCGGTGGGCCGACGACCTGGAATCTGCCGTCCGGAGCGGTGACTGGCTCGACCCGTCCGCCGGCAAGGTGACCGTCGCGGCGTTCCACGACCAGTGGTGGCCGTGGCCGGGCCGGAAGGGCCAGCCGCTGTCGGACCACACGGTGCGGAACTACGAGCAGCAGTGGCGGCTCCGCGTCGAGCCGTACTGGGGGCGGTGGCAGTTGTCGGCGGTCCAGCGCAAGGACGTGGCCGACTGGTGCGACCAGATGAACCGCTCCACCCGCATCACCCACACCGACCACCCGTCGAAGATCATCGACGGGTCGAAGCTGGCGACGTACGAGGCCGACGGGTGGGAAGACGTCGGCCGGGCGACGCGCGTCAACGAGATCTCCCGCACCATGTTCGCGTCGCTGCTCCGCGTCGCCGCCGAGAAGGGCGTCATCCGGGCGAACCCCGCGGACGGGGTGTACCCGGCGAAGCCGCTCGTAGCGCCGCCCCGCTGGTTCACCAAGGACGAGGCCGCCCGAATCTTGGCGTCGGTGCGATCGGATGTGGACCGGCTGATGGTGGAGTTCAACCTGCTGGCCGGGCTGCGGTGGGGTGAACTCGCGGCACTGCGCGGAATGCGGATCGACCAGCTGCGTGGCGTGGTGGTGGTGCAGGACGTGCTGATGTACGACGGGAAGCTGCGGCCGTACCCGAAGGAGCACCACTCGCAGCGGGAGGTGCCGATCCCGCCGCACCTGCTGGCACGGATGAAGGCGCGCGTGGGGGATGACCTGACGAGGTGGCTGTTCCCGGCCCCCGCCGGCGGGCCGCTGCTGTACGCGAACTGGTATGCGCGGGTGTGGGTTCCGGCGCTGGCGAAAGCGCAGGTGCAGGGGACGCCGCATCACATGAGGCACACGGCGGCGTCGTGGCTGGTGCAGGACGGCGTGGACTTGGGGCGGGTGCAGAGGCTGCTGGGGCACGCGTCGTACACGACGACGCAGCGGTACGCGCATCTGGCGCCGGATTACCACGGCGCGATCACGGATTCTTGGCGCCGTGACACACAGGTGACACACGAGCCGCCTGAGGAGGCGGCGGGTGAGGGCCCGCAGGGGTCCTGACCTGCGGCGATAGTGGTGCCCCCGGCAGGATTCGAACCTGCGGCCTACCGCTTAGGAGGCACTTCCGGACTGCGGGTGGTGGAGCGTGGTGGAGTGTCTTGGCTGGTGGGAGGTGCCGTGCCACGTCGGGTCACGCTCCAGGACCCGTCAAGGTCCTCCACCGCCATTCGGCCTCGTGACACACCGGTGACTCACGTTCCGGCGGGTGTAGCGTCAGGGTGTCCGTCGCGATGGGACTGCTCAGCCGCGCCGCTTCCCGGCCAAGGGGGAGCGGCGCGGTGGCGTATGCGGAGCTACAGGCCGAGTTGCCCGGACGCGGGTGACGCCCACCGGGACGACCGGTCGTAGCCGCGGAGGGGAACCAGCTCGCCGTCAGGCATCGGAATTGAGCTCTAGCCCGGCGCCGATGACGTGCTCGCGAATCCAGTCCTCACACTTCTCTTTCGAGTCGAACCAGACATCGAAGCACGGGATGTGACCGGTCCCGGTCTCCAAGCACGGCTGCCAGACGTAGGGCGGGACCCCATCCTCGTCGTCGACGTCGGCGAACCAGTGGCTCACGCCGCCGCCCACCGCAGCAGGGACTTGGCGCTGTCGAGGCGACAGTCGAGCACGCCTTCCTCCACGCGCATCATCGTGGACGCAGCGACCCCCGCCTCGTCGGCTGCCCGGCGCAGACTCAAGCCCTTGCGGCGCCGGGCCTCACGGATGATCAGGGGCAGGGCGTCGAGAACGGCCAGGATCTCGCCGTACGGCGTCGGCGCGGTGCGGTCACTCACGGTTCGTCTCCTTCGGGGCGGGGGACCAGGGGAAGTGGAGGCGGCCGGTCGCGTCGAGCTTCGCCCGCTCACCGCGGCGGTCGTACCGGGACGTGGTAGTCGGGGAGGCGTGCCCGGCCATGTGCTGGACGGTGGCAATGTCGGCGCCGGCGTCGAGGAGGTTGCCGATCCAGGTGCGGCGGGCGTCGTGGGGGGAGAACGCGGCGGCCAGCCCCGCTTCTTGGCCGCGGATGATGAACCGTTCGTGGACGGCTTGGGTGGTGATGCCGCGGACGGTGACGCGCCCGGCCTTGTTGACGGGGCAGAACAGGGCGCCCGGGTCGGAGCTGCGGATGTCGAGCCAGTCGCGGACCGCGGCAAGGCTGCCGCCTTGGACGTACGCGGTGCGCTGCTTCCGACGCTTCGCCTTCCGAACCTTGATCTCGCCTGTCTCAGTGTTGAGGTCATCGAGTTCGATGCTGACGAGTTCGCCGACGCGGAGCCCGGCGCCGAAGAGGACGCCGAGCATGGCTCCGTCGCGGAGGCCGATGGGCTTGCGGTCGCGCTGGCACACGTTGACGAGGGCGTGGATTTCGCCGGTGTCGACGTGCCGGCCGGCGGGTAGCCGGGTTTCGGTCAGGTTTTCGATGTCGGCGGCGCGCTGGTAGTCCTCGGCGGTCATGAGGCCGAGCCGCCACGCTTCTTTGAGGACGCCGCGGAGCGCGGATAGGTGCTTGTTGACGGTGGCGGGGGCCATGCCTTCGGTGAGGTGGGCGCGGAGGGCTTGGGTGTGTTGGTAGCGGAGTTGGTGCCAGGGGAAGGTTTGTGCGGTGTGTTGTCCGT